CGCTGAAGGCCTATCGTCGCGAAGTACTGGAACAAACACGTCTGTATGGCGAGATGCATCGGTTTATCCCTGCCCTGGCCAGCTGGTCCGGTGCCAGCATCACGGAGTGTGTGGTGAATCATCGTCCGCGCACTGCTGGTGTGGCCAAGTACGGACTCGGAAGAACCTTCAAGGTCGTGTGGTTTTCTTGTTCCTTAGTTTCTTTCTTAACATCAGCTTTATGTAATGCCCCAAATAATTTCTTTTTCATGTCCCCATCATCAGATGGTTCATTTTTCACATTATTCACATCACTATCAACCGCGTTTTTTAACCCTTTTTTCTTAAATATCTTTGATAGACTACGACCTTCATTAATCGATTCATTAAGTTGTATAATTCTATCTTTTTGTTCTTGAAGTTCTTTTTCCATAATATTATTTTTTATCTTCAGGTGTTACCATGAAACCATTTCTTTCATCGATATTATAATTTTCCATTTCACCTAATTCAAATTCATCATTTGATGCATTATCGTTAACTTTACCTATATCGTCATCATCAGGTTCATTACTACCATTTAGACCTTTACCAACCCATTCTTTTGTTTCTTCTTTTTTTGTTTCTTCATCTTCTTCAGATATATCTACTTCGGGTTCTTCTTGTTCTTTCGCTTCTTTAGGGACTTTAAATCCATTTTTATCGTCGATTCCGGGTAACCCGAATCTTTCGTTAAGTTCTTTAATTCGATCTATTTGTTCTTGTAGTTGTTTTTCCATTATAATAAATATTAGTAATCTGTTATTTATCCAGTAGATTCAATAAAATTAATTTCTGTTACTGTGATTTTATCGGGGGTTGGTTTTGATTTTGATCGCGCTCTATGTGTGTAAACATAAAACCCGTTTTTATCAGCACCCATACTAACGCCTTGTGATTTTGTGGATTTTTCTCGTAATATATTAGGTTTACTTAAACCATGGACTCTACCTCCCATACGATATGTGGCGCCGCCAGTAAAATATTTAAGAATTTCTTCTTTCATTTCCTTGGAAATAGATTTGGACCTCATCAATGAATTTTTCTGATTACTGTACTTACTTTCAGTAATTAACGACATGATATCAAGAATTCGATTGGTTTCTTCCAATAAGGTTTGTGTCATTTAAATAAATATAAGGATGTTGGAAATATTTGCACGCCTGGTAGGATTCGAACCCACGAACTCTTTCGAGATTGGTTTTGGAGACCAACGCATTTGACCGCTCTGCAACAGACATATTTTGCACGCATGGAGGGATTCGAACCCCCGACACCTGGTTTTGGAGACCAGTGCTCTACCAACTGAGCTACATACGTATTAGCACGGATCAGGGGATTTGCACTATCTAGAATACCCTATTTCTTCCGGTGAAGGAAGTGTCTTAGCTGTTAGACGACATCCGTATTTTAATTGTACCCCCACTCGGACTCGAACCGAGACGCCGCAATTAGCACTAGAGCTTAAATCTAGCGTGACTACCAATTCCACCATAGAGGCAATTATATTTGTACACCTAAAGGGACTCGAACCCTTGAAAAACAGCGCTTAAAACTGTTGCGTAGTCCCGCGTCCGCCACAGGTGTATTTGTTATCTTTACAGCGTATGTAGATTTGCTGATGGTTAATAACATCCAAGTTGAGTATTCGTCCGTATCAATAGAACTCCTTATAAACTACCTCTCCTTGTGGATACGCAGGGACTTGAACCCTATCCTCCGCATTGCAAGTGCAGCACTCTATCCATTTGAGCTAACGACCCATAATTTGGTGGAGACGAAGGGAATCGAACCCTCCACACGGACCTTGCAAGGGTCTGTCGCCTGCCATTGGAACATGCGCCCCCATTTTCGCTTAGTTGTAGACCATAATTCTACACCTTGGTGTTAGGAACTTACTATCGTTACCCTGAATAAACCTTGTACGGATGAAGGGAATCGAACCCTCACACCTTGCGGTACTAGATCCTAAATCTAGCGCGTCTACCTATTCCGCCACATCCGCATATTATAATAATTGGTAATGTCATGCGGGATCACAACGAACGTATTTACCGTCCCCGACCAATTATTATTTTGTCACGATGGAGAGAGTTGAACTCTCACGCCTTTCGGCACTTGCTCCTTAGACAAGCGTGTCTACCAATTCCACCACATCGCGTTTAGTAATTTATCGGTTAAAATACCGATAAATGGTGTTTATCGGTATTTTAACCGATAATTGTACATCCTGAAGGATTCGAACCTCCGTTATACTATTCGCCTCCTGCGTGTAAAACAGGTGCTCTTGACCGACTGAGCTAAGGATGTATATTGTGTTTCCAGTAGGATTCGAACCTACGACCCTCTGGGTGTAAACCAGATACTCTGAACCAACTGAGCTATAGAAACATTTGAAATAGATAATATATTGTCTATTTCGTCGTTTTTTGGTTATAATAGATAATATATTGTCTATTATAATGAATATTATAGTAGCCGTTAAGACCATTTTTACTAGTTAATGGATATTATAGTAGCCATTAACTCAGTACTCGGACGGAGAATCGAACTCCGATTACCAGGATGAAAACCTGGCGTCCTAGCCGTTAGACGACCCGAGCATAGAGTGTAGATGGAAGATATCATTCCTGTGGTTACTACACATTTTACCCACTTTAAAAGTACAACGTATGGGATTCGAACCCACGATGTCAGTAAACCCAACATATCAGATTGAAAGTCTGACGACCTAAGCCACTAGTCGAACGCTGCATTTGCGGTTCCAACGGGATTCGAACCCGTCTGTCCATTTCTGGTTCCGGAGTGACAGTCCGGTGGCCACGCCTAGCAGCCCCTGAAACCAATTTGCCGACTCCGTGGGATTCGAACCCCACCTCCACCGTGACAGGGTGGCATACTAACCATTATACTACGGAATCGATTTACTCTTTATTCATCACAAACACGTTATATCAGAGTTATCCAGTGTTGATTGGATATGTTGCAGTGTATACGGGACTCGAACCCGCGATCTCCTGGCTGACAACCAAGCACTCTACCAACTGAGCCAATACACTATATTTCCAACATGTCAAAGAACCAAGAATCGTTTTAAAATTTTTCGAACCAAACTTTACCAGTAAAATGGCTAAAGTATTGATGTTCTCTTGTTCTGTAATTTGTTCCGATACGATTCTTAAAATAGGAACTAATACATTTCTTAATATATTCTATCGTTTTCATAACCTTAATTTTTAAACATAAAAAAACCCGACCATCTTACGATTGTCGGGTTCTTTAAAAGAATATATATGTTAACTCTTTCAAGTTACATTCCCGACAATACGCATTGCTTCCTCATCATCCCATAATAGGACTTCGGCTAAAACTAATAATATGTCGAGTAATTTTTTCATGATTTCTGTTTAATAAATATTGTTAATAATTAATTTTCTAATTGTTTTATTCTTTAATGATGGCACAAATGTACGCATTATTTTAATAAATACAAACTATTTTAGAAAAAAAATTTTATTTTTTCTTTTTTTTATTAATATTCACTTACTTCAACACTAGGTATTTTACCTATTACCTTTCATAATCAATGGTTTAACCCAAATCAAAGAAAAATATGAGTTTAAATAGGAATAGAGATATTATTTATCATCTGAACAAAAGGTTATAATATTATATTTATTGTAAACAAAAGAATTTCATACAAAAATAAGTAACAAATTATGAGCGACATTGAATTAGTTGAAGACCACGAAAAAAAAGTAATTAAAATGAAGGAAGACACCGAAGCAATTAGGAAGTTGGTGAGTGTTTATATGTTGGAAGGAGATTTATTGGAGAATATATGGGATAATATCCCTGCGATATTATTCTATAAGGACAAAGAAAACAAATTAATTAAGGTTAACAAATATTTTACTAAAATTTTAGGTGTTAAAAAATCTGACGTTGAGGGGAAAAATATTAATGACTTAATGGATAATCAAATCTTAGCTGCAAAATATGCCTCTAATGATATTGAAGTAATAAATAATGGTGTATCAAGAATTGGTATCCTCGAAGAATTATTCGACACAGGAATAAAATTAAGAACAGATAAATTTCCTGTTCGTAAAAACGGAAAAGTTTGTGGGGTGTTAGGATTCTCAGTAATATTATAAAGGAAGATGGAAGAAACAAATATTATGTTATTACAAACAATCTTGAATAAATTAGATAGTCAAGATAAAGGTATTGAGTCCCTATCAAAAGATTTAACTGATGTTAAAATAAAAATAGTGAAGATTCAAGGGGAAATTACTAATATGGGGCTACATAGTTATGCCAGAGATATAGATGGGGTTGAGGAAGTTTTTGAACGGCTTATTCTTAAAAGGGAAGTTAAAAAACCCGCAAAAAATAGAGAACTCATATTATGGGGACTTACTATTATTAATGGTTTATTTGTTCTAGCGTTTACATTTGAAAAATTATTTTAAAATGGGGGTTTTTACAAAAATAAGGGGGTTTTTATCTTGTCTACTTCACGAGAACTGTGAATATTCAATTAAAAAAATATTAACATACGTTTTTTCAACGGTGGCGATTTATGTGATAATCTTTACAGATAAAGATTATTATGAATTGTTAGGTTTTATACTAATATTATTAGGTATTAGAGGTTGGGAGAGAATTCGTTTATGGAAAGGAAGTTCTGACAATGCACCACCCGAAGAAGATTTACCAAATGGTGGTATGAATGATGATTCGACATTAGGTAATAAAAAACGAATATTAACTGACTAATTCATTATATATTTTCATAACCACAGTACAAGTTTCATATTCTTCTATATTTTCAAAATATGGATTAATAACATCTATTAGAATATTACTATTTTCTTTGGTATAATTCAATACAGATTTAACCTCACCATCAGCGATAAACCCGTGAATATTGATGGTTACACTATCATATTCCTTCAACTCAATGAAAGACCTTAGAATTGTTCGATAAATCGACTCTCTATTATCATCCATAAAAGAATCAAAATCATCATATGATTCGTTAAAACTTAAATTATGTCTCCCTGTTACTTTTACACTAAAATCCTTAGTAATATGTAATTCCATTATATTTTATTTTCGTTTAATAAAATATAAATAAAATATTTGAGAATAACAAATAAAAAACCCCGACAAGTACTGTCGGGGTTTAGGTCTTTGATGGTGTTCAACGCCATCTGTCTGTTAAACGAAAAGGTTATCGACAAAGAGAACCTACAAGGAGATAAATAGTCTAATAATTACCAAAAGATTGGTTATGATAAAACTAATTCACTTTTTTTAGTATATTTTATTGTCGATTTAATATTTTGTTGAATATTTCCTTTTAAAATCTCATCACTTAAAAAATCTTCACAAAGATTTTGGATGATTCTTTTAATTGGTCGAGCTCCATATTCTTCCTCAGTATTTAACTCAAAAATACGATCTGAGACACTTGAATGGAAGTTAATTAGGTATTCCTTCTGAAGTAACCTTTTGTTTAAATTTTTCATCTCAATCGAAATAATTTTTTTTAGTGCATCATTATCTAATGGATTGAACATGATATGGCCATCTAAACGATTTAAAAATTCCGGATTGAATCGTTTTTTCAGTTCTTTTAGGATAATAAGTTTCTTTTTTTCTGTGGTATCGCCATTACCAGGTAAGTTGAAACCTAATCCACCACCAAAATCTTCAACCTTCTTTGCTCCGGTATTTGATGTCATGATAATAAGACAATTTGTGAAGTTAACTCTTCGACCGAATGAGTCAGTTAAATGACCTTCATCAAGAATTTGAAGTAGCATATTATACACATCCTTATGTGCCTTTTCAATTTCATCAAATAATATTACTGAGAATGGGTTATTTTTAACGGCTTCAGTCAATTGGCCACCTTCTTCATAACCAACATATCCCGGAGGAGACCCAATAAGACGAGAGACGTTATGTTTTTCCATAAATTCACTCATATCAATTCTAATCATATTATCGGCAGAACCGAATAATAATTCCGCAATACTTTTGGCTAAATAGGTTTTACCAACACCTGTTGACCCTAAGAACATGAATGACCCAATTGGTTTATCACTACCTTTAATACCAACACGGTTTCTTCTGATTGCTTTGGAGATAGTTGAAATAGCGTCTTCCTGTCCAATTACCTTTGAGGTAAGTTGTTCTTCGAGAGTTAGGAGATTTGATGTTTCTTTTTGGTCGAGTTTTGAAACTGGTACACCTGTAATGGCTGTGACAATTGAATATACGTCTTCAACAATTATGGGGTCTTTGTTATCTTCTTTTCGATTTTCCCAAGCTTCTTTTTCTTTATTCAATTTTTTAATTATCTTCTCACCATCATCCCGTAATTGTGCGGCGGACTCATAATCTTGATTCTTAACTACTTCTTTCTTCTTGATGTAAATTGCTTCAATTTCATCTTTGAGTAATTCAATCGATTTTGGCATCTCTGAGGATACTCTTTTCTCTGCACCTAATTCATCTAAAACATCGATAGCTTTATCAGGGAAATTTCGATCTGTTATAAATTTACCCGATAACATCACGATGGTTTCCATTACCTTATCACCATATGATACTTTATGATAATTTTCATACGAATCTTTAATATTGTGTAATATTTCAATGGTTTCTTCAGGTGTAGGTTCTTTTAGAATTACCTTTTGAAACCTACGGGTCAAAGCCGCATCTTTTTCGATGTGTTTCTTAAATTCATCGAATGTTGTTGAACCTATACATTGTATTTCACCTCTCGCTAGCGCGGGCTTAAATATATTTGAAGCATCCATTGAACCACTAGCGTTTCCTGCTCCGACCATCATATGTAACTCATCGATAAACAGAATAACATCTCTATTTTCTTGGAGTTCAACTAATATACCTTTAACTCTTTCCTCAAATTGTCCACGGTACTTTGTTCCCGCAACTAATGAAGTTAAGTCAAGTGCGACTATTCGTTTATCCAATAAATTGGTTGAACATTCTCCATTAACAATTAATAACGCTAGTTTCTCAACTAACGCTGTTTTACCAACCCCTGCGTCACCTACTACGACCGCATTGTTCTTTTTCTTACGAGATAATATTTGTGAAATTCTAAGAACCTCTTTATCTCTACCAACAACTGGGTCTATCATACCATCTTCAGCCAATTTGTTTAAGTCTCTTGAAAAATTGTCAAGAATTGGTGTTTTTTATCCAGTTTTTTTAGTTTTATTCTGCTTCGGTGAATCTTCAAAAAAATCTACGCCCATATTAATAATTATTTATTGTTGTTAGTTTGTGTTGCTTTAATAAGTATACCAAATACCCATACTAAACATACAGATACCCACCAATCCAATTGGCCAGCAATCCAACCTTCTTCAACTAATTTTGGAAAAGCCATTGGTACCGCAACAGGCCAAATCCAATAAAGAATCGTGCCACTTAATACCGCTAATAGGGCTACCGTTGCTACAATTCCAATTCCACTAAGTAATATTTTAATTACGTTATTCATGATAATAATTTATTAATTTATAATTTATTTACGAGGCAAATATAACACAATTTTTTGAATATCTCAAATAAAATAAACTAAACTGTCAATTTCGGGGTTTTTTTACCCCCCATATGTATTTATAGAAAACAAATAAATAATCTTATAGAAATATAACCATGACAAAACGAATCGTAAAAATTAAAGAATCTCAACTTAATGAAATTATAAATAAAGTAATTAAGGAACAAGAAAGTGCACAAGTTATGACCACAGGTCCTAGTGCTGAACAAACAGTAGGTACTCCTGAAGGGGAAAATGATAGTGAACCAATGACAAATGAAGGTCCAGATTTTACTGAATTTGTTGGATGTGCTAAAGAATTAATGAATCAAGGTGTTACTATTGGTAATTTAATTGACCAAGTTTTAGAAGCGGAGGAAGCTGAACCTGAAAATGGTGAAATGATGCCAAATCCTGATACTGAAGGTGGTGTTGACCCTAATGCTCCAATGAATTAAAAATGGGACGGAAAGTCAGAATTACTGAATCACAATTAGATAAAGTCATCAAAGAACAACTTATTGGTGGGTTTGTTGCACCTGGAGAGGAAGCTACTTTCACCACAGAGAAACAAGGCCCAAATTTTGGGAATTTTATTATGTGTTCAGAAAAATTACTTGAAAGCGGTGTTACAATTGGCGAGTTAATAGATAAACTCACAGAATTACCACCAACTACCCCAAAAGAACGAGAGCCTAATAACGATTATGAGTATCCAAAAGACGCTCAAATCATAGTTCCAATGGCACCTATGTAAATTATTAAAAAAGTAAGAATAACAGAAAGTCAGTTAGATAACGTTATAAAAACCCGTATATTAGAACAAGATATTACGGCTGATTCTCATTCGAATGATATTGACCATACTGAAATCGATGATGATCCACAAATAGTTTTTAAAAACGCGCTATGGGACATTGATGCTGCTGAAAAAAAATTTGAAACAATTGTTAATGATGATAGAATGGGAGAACTTATGAGGAAACTCAATGAGCTCTCTGTCGAAATACAACAAGAATATACTAATCGATATTTACATAAATAAGTTTATTCTACGATATAATAACCTCAACCAAAAGTTGGGGTTTCTTTTTTTATAATAATTATTTATATTATACTATAAAAATTATTTAATTATGGCTATTATATCAGAACAAATTTCAGGCACATCAATCAACATTATTATCAAATCATCGAACTTAAAGTTCGCAACTTATTACACAGATTCTAGTACATTACAGGTTACTTTCAAAAATGATACTATTTATGAATATTATGAAGTTCCTTGGGATATCTTCACGAAATTGAGGATGTCAGACTCTCAAGGGAAATATTTTAATGCAAACATAAGTAGAAATTATAAATTTAAGAAAAAATAATGAAAGAAAAATCATTAGTAGACGAATTATCAGAAGATAAAGAACAGGATGAAAAGATATTAAAGTCTTTTTCAATTAAAAATTCTTTGTACTCAGATATCTTTGAGAAAAGTGATGGTTCTTATAAAATGTTAGACTCCGTAAGAGATAAATTATTAATTGTTTCGGATAAATTCATGGATTTTCTCGGGGTCGACTTCTTCGTATATGATGTCGTTCTTACAGGTTCGTTAGCTAATTATAACTGGTCGGAATTCTCCGATGTTGATTTACACATTCTTATCGATTATGATGAAACAGATTATAACAATATGTTACTTTCTGAATTTTTCAATGCCAAAAAAAATGTGTGGAATAATTTACATGATATCAAGATTAAAAATTATGAGGTTGAAATTTATGTTCAAGACATAAAAGAAAAACACATTGCTAGTGGGGTATATTCCGTATTAAACAATAAATGGGTTATTGAACCTAAAAAAGAAAAGAAGGATATTGAAGATAAATTAATTATTGAAAAAGGAACTGAATACGCAAGCTTAATTGATAATTTAATTCAAAAAAATAATAAAGGAATCGATGTTTCAAAAGAGATTGATAAAATCAAAAAGAAACTAAAACGATTTAGACAAAGTGGTTTAGATAGGGGTGGAGAATATTCATATGAAAACCTCACATTTAAATTACTAAGAAGAAATGAGTATATAAAAAAACTAATTGACCTTAAAAAGAAAGTCATAGATAATAAATTATCAGTAGATTAACTGTTAATATCAATTTTTTATGGTTATACTTGTATTTATTGATAAGAATAAAAACATTTAACATTATACATATGGGAGAGTTAAAACCAATAGGTAGCGAGAAACTAAAAGGATCCGAAAAAATCAAACGTATTCTTGAGATCGCAAATTACCAATCAAACAGAGGGTCTAAGGTATCTTCAGAACTTATAAAAGAATCTAAATCTGGTGTTTACGGTATTGTAAAAGAGCGAGACGGATATTATGTGAAGAAAGGTCTTAATGAAAATTCCTTGGATTATATCGGGGGTATGTTCATGAAAAACAAGAACAGATTTACATCATATAAAGAAGCGTTTAAGAAACTTGACTTCCTTACTGAACAAGAAAATGTGCAGGAAGCAACGAAATATGTTTTAAAACAAAACAAACCCGTCCCAGCACCAGAAATGGCTGCGCCAGCACCAGAAATGGCTGCACCACCACCAGACGGTGGAATACCTACTCCTGTTGAAGAACCAATGGGTGATGAGTTTGGTGGAGAAGCACCTGAAGGTGATGGCCCTAATGACTTTATGAAAGTTCTTCAGTAAATGACAGGTAGACTTCAACAAAAAATGAACACCTACAAGGAAAAACTTGAAAGTGAAAATTATAAAGCTATTATTAATCAAATATTAAGTGCTGTTGATTTTGATAAACTATCTCCCGAAGATACGGAAGAGATTCTTTCACAATTTGAAGATGATGATCTTGGAGGTGCAGAACCTACATCAGATTTCCCAACTGATAATCAAGGTGAAGTTCCAGCTCCACAACCAACAAATGAGTTAGATGGTGTTGATGCGTTAGAAGAATTAATTAACACACCACTTGAAGATGATTACGAGGGTGAAGAAAATTTTGATTTAGGTAATGAATTTTCATCTGATTTAGCAAGAGGGGACGAAGGACTAAACAACGACCATATTCCATTATACACAGGTGGAAATGATGAGGACGAGCTTGATGAAAGTCTACCAATCGCTGGTTCTAATGAGGGTGAAGATCAAGTTGTTGAATTAGACTTAGATGAATTAACCAACGCGGTTAATAATAGCGTTAAACAAAGTCTAGGTAAATATTTTGAATAATGTTTTTAGTTTATATCAACGAACTTGGTAGAGACTATAAAGGTCAGAGACAATACGAATTTATATTCAGTAAGAAAGAAGACGTAATGGAAGATGATTGGTATCAAATCCCTTCATCAGGTAGATCTGACCCGCCAGAACTTAGTTCAATTGACTTAGTGGGATTATTAAAAAATTCCGACCTAGAATTAGATTTAATACAAAATTCCGATTACTTTGGTGTCGTAGACGCTTGTGACGGAATTGTCGCATTAGGATGGGAGCCATTTGATATGGACGCTGAAGAAAGACCAATAAGATTAATGTTCCATTATGGAAACACATTGGAAGAAGTTGCTGAAAAATTAACAACTAAAGGTCTTAGATTAATAAACGATGAAATACAATACAAATTACGAAAATAATGAAGAGACAAGACATTGTAAAAAGGTTAATCAAAGAAGGGTTTTCTGAGACAACATTAGTTAGTTTGAACGATAAACAACTTAGTCTATTATCAGACAGAATCCTTGCTGAACAAGCTCCGATGTCTGATTCATTGGGGATACCAAATGTATCAAAAACAGATTTATCAACTCAATCTGAATTAAAAAGAGATAAAAAACCATTTTCAACATATGAAGGAGAAATTAAAGAAGAAGATAAAGAAGAAAAAAAATGGTTTCAGACTAAAGACGAAGACAAAAAAGAAGAGAAAAAGGGTGATAGTAACTATGTTAAGAAACTCAAGCACAAAATTGCCAATTTAAAAGATAAGGACAAAGTTGATAAATTCAAAAGAATCCTTGCCGCTTTAGAAAACAAGAAAACTGAGCCTAAAGAAGTTTCAAGTAATGAGTTTATCGAACAAGAAGAGAAACCTAAGTTTAAAAGTAAAACTGAATGGTTGAAGAGTAAAGGTATTATTAAAGACGACGGTAAGAAAGAAGAAACTAAAGAACAAAGTGATATTGACGATTTAACTGACACATCAGTCACCATGAATGAACAAACAGTTTATAAATTAACTAATTCATCAATTGGCGAAATGCATATAATGTCGAAAAGACCAGGTTATGGTAAGGGTACATCGAAAGATTTAAAAGAAGCAAAATCAATAGCATTATCGACAGCGACTAAAAATTACCGCAATTCCATAGGGAAACCTGAAATACCTGTTATGATAAAAGATAAAAAGATATGGAGAGATAAGAGTGGTCTCTATATATATTGTGTTAATGTTGAAGCTAAAGGTGGTGAAAGATTATCAACGTTAAACGAGTGGGTTGATAACATCGTTAGTAAAAATGTCCATCCATTCACTTCTAAAAATGATATAATGAATTTGATTACGGATAAATTAAATGAACAAAATGTTGCGGAGCCTGAAGTAAAAAAGGGTGTCCCTAATTTTTTAACATATGACGATATCAAAAACGCAGGAGATGATAGAGAAGTAGAAGTTGCTGAACCTATTGTTAAACCAGGTACACGACCAACAACAACACCAAATCCAAAAAAACCATTGGATCCTTACAAACCAGGCCGTGGTATTAACCCAGCGCCTAAAGCGATGAGAAAAAAAGTAAATAAATTTGCGTAAAGTATGAAAAAAATTATAAAAGCTAAAAACTTATCGAAAACTATTAGAAAAAATTTAAGAGAAATGGCAATGGATTTACCCCCGGATAACGTGCCACATCCTGATATTACAGACAAATTGGCTCAAGGTGAAACTCCGTATAAAAAAGTCGAATTTCCTCCAACAGAAGAAGAAGCTCCTGAAAGTAATTTTCAAGAACTATTAGCTTCTGAAAGATATAAAGATGTTATTGCAAAAATGCAACAATACACGGGACAAGAAATTTCATTAAATGGTGAAGATGGTATTATGCCATTAGCAGGGATGATACAACAAACATTGATGAGTATTATGGAAACCGAAGCAAATTTTAAACCTCAATTAGAACAACTAGCTGTCGAATTAGTTAAAAAAGAAATGGGAATTCCAGAGGGGTCATTTCAATTTGATGCAAAACTTGTTGGTATCGGTGGTGTTGACCCAGAAGGTTTTCAAAACGACCAACCAGAACAGCCAGAACAACCAGAACAACCAGAAGACCAAGAAGCCGCTGTTGAAAATGAAGTAGAAATCGCTGCAGAGTTGGAACATCTTGATTTAGAAAAAGCAAAGAGAAGATTAATCAATAGTATTATACAAGGCTCTGCGATGAAAGGATATTATATGTATCACTATGTCGCTGAAAAACTTATCGAAATTACTGGTTCAGAAGAACTAATTAAAGATTACGGTATTATGATGTCAGTTAATGATTCATTATACTGGCAACTTGGTGACCAAATGGTCGGTCAAGCAATGCAAGGTGGTGCCGCAATGGCGGGAAAAGAGGAAGTAGATAGAAATACAGACCCACCAACAATTAGAGCTCGTGGAGTATCTTTCCCTGTTTTAGTACACGAATTAATTAAAGGTGTTATGGAAATATTTGCTGTCCAAGGTCAGCCTGAACATGGTTGGGAGGAAGTAAGTAGATCTGAGGACACTTTAGAAAAAGAAGTTTGGGATATCCGATTAGGACCTTCTATATGGGATAGAATTAGATCGAGATTTCCTCAAGAAATATTAATTGACGAGAATAAAGTAGAACTACAAAATTATCTACTTCTTGCAATATTCAAATTACCGGCAAGAGAATTTTTAGTATTCATGAAAGAAGCACTTACAGGTACTCCTGAAGGTGACGCTATGGTACAACAATTAATGGACGGAGTAGAAGCCGCTTTCAATCATGAAGATTATACGGAAGATGTTCAAGAACTCCAAGCTGGTATAAAGAATGTTTCGGATAATGTGGACGATGTAGACCTTACTGACTTCTTAAATGGATTAGGGCTTAGTACTGAGGGTGGTGACCCACCTGACGACAATCCTGACGATAATCCGGGCTTCGATCCGAGGTTAAACTAATAAAAGGAGGATATTTCCTCCTTTTTTTGTATTTATAGGTATGGGTACAAACATTGCACAACTAAAAGAATACGCTCGTATTATCAAAGATACGCCGTATGCGTTAAAAACTTATCTCCAAACTTTTGATAACACTCAAGGCGGGAATGTTCCTTTAGAGTTATTTCCAGACCAAGAATCTTTACTTTCTGATTATGATACATATAATGAAAACATAACAAGAAAATATCGTCAGGCAGGTGTTTCAACTGTAACCGCCGCTTGGGTATCAAAAATATTACAAATTGCAAGTAAGGATAAACCTGAAAAAGTTCTAATCGTAGCAAATAAGAGAGATACTGCAATTGAAATGGCGAATAAGATTCGTGGTTTCTTAATGCAATGGCCATATTGGATGAATGTCGGGTTCTCACCTGATAAAAACTCTGAAAGTAGATTTAGATTAAAGAATGATTGTGAAGTAAAAGCTGTTGCGACATCAAAGGATGCATTAAGGGGTTATACTCCGACCATCCTAATATTTGATGAGGCCGCATATATTGAAGCTGGTGATGATTTTTGGGCTGCATCTATGGCTTCGTTATCAACGGGTGGTAAAATTATACTTATTTCAACGCCAAACGGTTTCGACCCAATTTATTATACTGTGTTCGATCAAGCTCTCAAAGGAATTAATAATTTTCACATTAGTGATTTAGCTTGGTACAAAGACCCAAGATACGCTAAAAACTTACAATGGATAAAAGTGAAAGACATGGTTCACTATATGTTAAATCGTGGTGTTTATGATGATATGGAGAAAGGTTTCATATTACGTGATGTCCCACAAAAAGATTACAAACAAACACTTGAAGATGGATATAAACCGTATTCCCCATGGTTCGAAAGTATGGCGAAGAAACTTAAATTTGACCCGAGAAAGATTGCTCAAGAGATTGAATGTGACTTCTTGGGTTCAGGCGATAGTGTTATTCCATATGAAACTAGAGAGAATATTGTTAAGAATATGCTTCGAGAACCAAAAGAAAAAATGATGAGTGGTGATATGTGGTATTGGAAAGAACCAATTGAAGGTCATCGTTATATTATGGGTATTGATGTGTCTAGGGGCGATAGTGAAGATTTCTCTTCTATTTGTGTCTTAGATTTTGATGATAGAGAACAAGTACTTGAATATGTGGGTAAAATCCCACCAGATGACCTGGCTCAAGTCGCATATAGATGGGCTGTATTATTTAAAGCGTATGTAGTAATCGATATTACAGGTGGTATGGGTATTGCTACAGCACGAAAGTTCCAAGAAATGGGGTATCGTGATATGTTTATCGATGGTATTAACACACAAAATATATGGGAATATAGTTCTAAAATGATGGACAAAATCCCGGGCATCAACTTTAATAATAAACGAACACAAATTGTCGCATCATTTGAAGAACAATTAAGACATGGTTTTATAGTTAGGTCTCAAAGGATGGTTAATGAAATGGGAACATTTGTTTACCTTAATGGTCGTCCTGACCATATGAAAGGTACACATGATGACGCTATTATGGCTTGTGCAATTGCATTGTATGTCGGGGACATATGTTTCAGTCAGTTACAAAAAGCTGGAGCGGTTAATAAAGCAATGATGGAGTCTTGGGTATTGTCAGAAAGAGAATATGACCCACAACAATCGTTCTACTCTTATGGTAAAGCTTTCGACCCACTTGGTACTATGACTTTGGATGGTCGACCAGTTGATGATAACCCTTTATTTCAAAACGATACCGTTCAAAGTGCGAAACAACAATATAAGAATTATTCATGGTTATTTGGTAATCCATATAAACATAGATAAGCTTCAATAATATAAAAAAAATGTTTACATTATAATCAATATTTATATCTATGGGAAAACAAGATTTAACTATCTATCAAAAGTTGACACGATCATTCGGGTTTCAGGGTAATACAATTGCTCCGCCACCCCCTTCGTTTGAATTCGACAAAAATGAATCATTAAGAACAGATAGTAAAGAAGAGTACGAAAACGCTTTATTACAAGCGAAACAGTCACAATATATTGCGGACAAATGGTCAAAACTTGACATGTCACTTTATAATCAGTCGGTTTATTATGAACCAAATAGATTATCAGCGTATTATGATTATGAAAGTATGGAATTTACTCCTGAAGTATCTGCCGCACTTGATATCTACGCAGAAGAATCAACAACTAAATCGGAAAAAGGTGAGATTCTCACAATACATTCCGATTCAAAAAGAATTAAAGCTATCTTAGATGACCTATTCTACAATGTGTTAGACATTAATACTAATATTCAAATGTGGACGAGAGGAATGTCTAAGTATGGTGATAACTTTGTATATTTAAAAATAGACCCTGATAAGGGTATTATAGGTTGTCAACAATTACCAAACATTGAAATACAAAGACTTGAAGGTGCTAGGCAATCTAGCCCAAATCAAAGTGATAGAGTTAGTAGTAAATTCCCAACCCGAGAACTTCGATTCACTTGGAACAACAAAGACATGGAATTCCAAGCATGGGAGATAGCTCACTTTAGAATCCTTGGTGATGATAGAAAATTACCATACGGTACATCGATGTTAGATAAGATTAGACGTATTTGGAAACAATTACTTTTAGCGGAAGACGCGATGTTAATTTATAGAACATCAAGAGCACCTGAACGAAGAGTATTCAAAGTATTCGTTGGTAACATGGATGATAACGATATCGAACCTTACGTACAGAGAATTGCTAACAAGTTTAAAAGAGACCAAGTTGTAGACCAAAAGAACGGTCAGGTAGACATGAGATACAATCAAATGGCTGTGGATCAGGATTATTTCATTCCTATGCGTGACATATCTCAAAGTAGTCCTATCGAAACATTACCAGGAGCACAGAATTTAGGTGAAATTGCTGATATTGAGTATATTCAAAAGAAAATGTTAGCTGCACTTAGAATCCCGAAAGCTTTCTTAGGTTTTGAAGATGTATTAGGTAACGGTAAAGGTTTAGCATTACTTGATATTCGTTTCGCAAGAACGATTAATAGAATTCAACAATCATTAGTACAGGAATTAAATAAGATTGCGTTAATTCAATTATTCCTTTTAGGAATGGAAGATGAGTTAAACAACTTTACTTTAATGATGACTAATCCATCAGGTCAATCAGATTTATTGAAAATTGAATCATGGAAAGAGAAAATTACAATGTATAAAGACGCCACATCTGACCAATCTCAAATGGGTATTCTTCCTGTGTCACACACATGGGCTAAAAAGAATATTCTTGGGTTTAGTGATAATGAAGTTATTCTTGATTTACAACAACAAAGAATGGAACGAGCTATTGGTGCAGAACTAATGAACACATCTCAGATTATTAGGCGTACTGGTGTATTCGATGATGTTGATAAGAAGTATGGTATTCCTGAAGAAGAAAGAACCAAAATTGAAGACGCTCTTGCTGCCAGCGGTGGTGAGGAAGGTGGTGAAGGAGGTATGCCAGGTGGTGGAGGTTCTATGGGTGGGGATCCATTAGACTCACCATTAGGTGGTGAAGACGCTATGCCAGGTGCCGCACCTGAATCCCCAATAGGTGATGCTGGCCCATTAGCTGAAAGTCAAACAAGGAAATTTAATTTATTATCTGAATTAAATGAAGATACGACTTTACCGAATTTATTTGACACTAAAAAGGCTCAACAGAATATTTATGAAATAGACAACGCAATAACAGAAATGTTAAATGAAAACGAGAACAAAATAAAAGATAATTTAAATGAAAAAGATAATGGATAAATTCGGAGAATTAAAATTAAAGGTAATACATAATCTAACTGAAGGTTTCAATAGTGGTAATAAATCTTCTGTTAAAGAAATTTTGAAATTAGTAACTGAGAATAAAGAATTTAAAGATTTGTATTTGTTCTATGAGGAAGTGGAAAATTTATATATCGAAGACAAAGAATCCGCAAAGTTATATGTTGAGAATGTGGAAAAACAGTTACAAACAAAATCTGATGATTTTACTAAGTATTGTGATAAAGTCAATAAAAAACTTATCAAGGAAGATTTTACCACTATTGAACTATATAATCATCTAGATACATTATCTGAAGAAAATACTTTAAGAAATATTGGTAAAAAGATATTGAGTCGGCACAAATTAGTTGAACATATAATTTCAGAGAAGCAATTGAAGGAAGTTGCTGACCTACATACAAGTAACGAAAATTTATTAAATGTAGTTTTAACTAATAATTTTAATAATGAATTTGGGAAATCTTTAACTAAGGAAGAAAGAGTTGAATTGAAAACATTATTATCAACAACAGATGACCAACTCGAAACTAATTTTATTACTTTGAAAGAAGATGTCTCAGAACAACTTAATGGTCTAATTGTTGAAGAAAAGAGTAATGACCTTAAAAATAAATTTAATGAAGTTTTGTCAGGGGTAAATGTGATGAAGACGACAAAATATAACTACTATAAACTACAACAACTGAAAAAAGGACTTTAAGTCCTTTTTTTTTTTGGTATTCCCGATTATTATCATTATATTTTATATACACCATAAAATTGAGATATATGAAGACATAGAATGAAGACAGGGAAGTTTATAACTTTGGGTTATTACAACAATGTAAAAATAGGATACGGAACAGTAGACTATAAGAATTTAAAGACAATTTACATAAAATTAAACTCATGGTTATTACCAGAGAACGAAGAAGACGACTTTGATAATATCATATCAAAAGCTAAGAGAAAAGTAAAATTAAGAATATACAATAAACAATTCGAGTTATTTAAAAAAGAATCCATTGTCGACCTAAACATTAGGACAAAGGGCATTAAGCTCGGAAAAAAATCATTTCTAAATTTAGAAATCACATTATTCACAGAAAATCCTTTTGATTTTAAATCGAAAGAATTACGAAATGATATGGAAAATTTGATTAAAGATATTGTGAATGGTGATTTAAACGATAAAAACTTATTTAATTTTCACAAAAATAAAAAATAAGTTCCAATACCTGCATATTTATATTAAAACTATAAATGAAGGTATTAGGTCGAAACGATATAGGCGTACGTGGTTATTTAATTGAATATGATTCAGGTCATATCTCACCACACGACGATAAGAACAAGCAGATAATTTCCGAAATGAAGAATATGGACTTTTCACAAGACCTTATTCTTTATGCCGTTTTACAAAAATATGATACGCCAAATAAAAATGGCAGAATCTATCCTGAGTTTGTATTAAGACGAGAAAACGATAAATACCAAACCCTTATTCAGAATGGTGGTGCGTTAAGTGAACTTAACCACCCAACATCATCTCTCATCGATTTAGATCGAGTGTCTCACTCTATCCTTGAAACGTGGTGGGAAGGTAATGCCTTAATCGGGAAAATAAAAATCTTTACTTCGCCAGGTTGGAAAAAAGCTGGGATAATTTCATGTAGAGGTGACCAAGCCGCTATGTTATTAATGAATGGAGCTACTTTAGGAATTTCTTCTCGTGGTGTTGGGTCGTTAAAAAATCTTAAAGGACAGAATGTAGTTCAAGAAGATTTTGAACTTGTTTGTTTTGACTTAGTATCATCACCATCTACTCCGGGAGCCTATGTATTTAGTGACCTGGACGATAGAGGTAACTACGAAGAATCGGTAGAAGAACCCAAACCTGTGGAGGACAGAACATCACAATTAATGTATAAACTAGATAACTTTTTATCGAAATAAGGAATTATTTTGTGATTTAAAGTGCATAAAGACAAACTTTTAATAATAATTGAATATTTATAAACACAAACTAAACAAAAATGGCTGAAAAAACGATTTTAGAACAAGCTTTACTTCAAGTAGAAACACTTGAAGAAGCTGTGAAAGCAAACGCAAAAGGTATACTTGCTTCAACTATGAAGGAAGAACTAACTGATTTGCTCAAGGAACAAGAGGATATTAATCCTGAAGAAGAAGAAAAAGATCTTAACGGTATTACACCTGATGATGACCCCACTTCGATAAGCGACGAACCCGAAACTGATGGATTAGATCCTGAATCGGAATCAACTCCTGATCTTGATGATCTCGCAGATGATCTCGCAGATGAGTCTTCAGAAGACGACGATGTTCTTGACATGACTGGTGCTTCGGAATCAGAAGTTTTGAAAGTTTTCAAAGCTATGAAACCTGAAGATGGTATTGTTGTTAAGAAAGACGGAGATACTGTACAGTTCTCAGATGAAGGAAACGATTATATTATTAAGCTAGATGGAGAAGATGCGGCTGAACCAAAATTACCTGTTGACGGTGAAGAATTACCTGTTGACGGTGAAGAAGATTTAGAAACACCTGAATTTCCTGAAGGACTTGACGAACAAGAAAATTCAGCTGACTCAAGTACTGAAGAAGTGGTATATGAAATCGAACTCGATGAAGATGAAAACGAACCATTTACTGAAAAAGCTAAAAAATCTGAAGCTAAAGAAGGTGTAACTGTTACTGATACTGTTGGTGACAACGAACCATTCGATAGGGAATCAGAAGCTCAAGTTGGTAAAGGTGTGAAGAAACTTCAAGCTAATGAACAAGAGGGAACAAAAAGACCTGGTACTCCAATCTCTGGAACGGGTAACCCAAAAACAGAGGAACCTGGTAAAGGTGGCTCGAAGACTACACAAGCAGAAAAATTTGACGGAACATCCGTTCCCGGAGTAAGTAATCCAAAGTCAGAAGAACCTGGTAAAGGCGGAACTAAAACTACCCAATTTGAACCTTTCGAAGGAAAAGCAGTTCCCGGAACTGATAATCCTATTAAGAAAGAGCCAAAAGAAGGTGTAGAAGAAGAATGTGATGAATGTGATGATAAAAAAATTGAAGCTTCAGAAGCAGCAAGAACTAAATGGAACCCTCATGGTGACAAAGGTGAAGCTAATCGTGCTGGGATTAAATCTAAGAAGATTTTTAAAACAGGTTCTGGAAACATCAACGAAGAAGTAGAAACTTTAAGAAAACAAAATGGTGAATATAGAAAAGCCCTATTGTTATTTAAAGACAAACTTAATGAAGTCGCTTTATTCAACGCAAATTTAGCCCACGCTACTCGTCTATTTACAGAGAACACAACAACTAAAAAGGAGAAAATGGGTATCTTAAAAAGATTTGACTCAGTTTCTACTATAACAGAATCAACTAATCTATACACTTCTATACAAGGTGAACTTGAAACAGGTAAACCAATTACAGAAGCTGCTGTAGAAAAAATATCAGCAACTCCAAGTTCTTCATCTACTGAAGTATTATCAGAAGCTAACGCTTATGTTAACCCTCAGTTCGCAAGAATGAAAGAATTGATGAATAAAATGAACAAATAAAATAAAACAAACCAAAAATATAAAAAAAATGGGAGCATTATTAGAATCAGGTATGGTCGGTAACATTGGTCTAAAACACCTTAGAGTTATTAAAGAAGATACCATCAAAAAATGGGATGAATTAGGATTCCTTGAAGACCTTGAAGGTCATGAAAAAGATAATATCGCACAATTATATGAGAACTAAGCAAGTTTCCTTATTAACGAAGCTGCAGTTTCAGATTCATCAGGATCTTTCGAAACAGTTGTTTTTCCTATCATTAGACGTGTTTTCTCTAAACTTTTAGCTAACGACATCGTGTCGGTACAAGCTATGAACTTACCAATTGGTAAATTATTCTTCTTCATTCCTAAAATTCAGGAAAGAAATTCAGGAGAACATTACGC